GTCTGGTCGTCGATGGCGGAGAGCTGGGCGTGCTCCTCTTCCCAGCCGGCGATGAGGGGAAGGATCTCGGGCCAGAGGGCCTCGGTGGCGAGGCGCTGGCCCTCGTCCTGGAGGAGCATGATGCCGAGGACCTGGAAGCGGAGGGCCGGGTTGTCGAGGGAGGAGTCGACGACCGGGATCTTGCGGTGGTCGGCGAAGTCGACCCAGACGCGGCGGGCGTGCTCGATCTGGAGGTTGGTGTCCTCGTTGACGTCGGTGGGGAGGCCCATTAGCTCTAGGAGCTTCTTGCGGGCGATCGGGGTCGAGGCGTCGTAGAGTCCGTCGACGAGGGCCTGGCGGGCAGACTCGCGGACGATGATGGAGCGGTCGATGTAGGCTTGGCGCTCGATCTCAACTTTTGTCTGGCCACCGATGTGCTGGCGGGAGTATTGCTTGATCTCCCAGGAGCCATCGGGGAGCTTGGCCTCGTAGGTGTCGGTGTCGACACGTAGGGTCCAGAGGAGTTGGAGCTGGTGCTCCCAGATCTTCTTGAAGGCGGAGGTGATGCCGCGCTCGCGTGTGGCTCGACGGCGCTCGGCCTGCTCACCTAGGATCTGAAGGCCGCTGGTGGTGGTGATGTTGCGGGGAGCCTCGCCGATCTCGATGTCAGCGGGGCCGATGATCCGGGTCATCATGTCGACGCAGTTCTGTCGTTCGATGGCGGTGCCAGAGGGCATGGTGATGGCACCGAAGACCTCGGGCTTGGCCTGCGGGTTGACGGCCGAGACGGCGTACTTGAAGATCTTGCCGAGGCCGAAGCCGCTCCGGAACTCGGGCCCTTCGAGGGAGGCGTCCTCGGGGGTGAGGAGGTTGGGGGAGCCCATGCGCTCCCGGGCCTCGATCGTCTGGGCGTCGATCCCGTTGATCCGGTTCTGGGGGGAGATGAGGTCGTCGGCCAGGGTCTTGCCCCAGAACTCGCCTTCGCGGGGCTTCCACACGGCCGAGGCCACGCAGGAGATCGGGACGGCCGCCTCCTCACCGGACTCCGGGTCGGAGACCTTTCGGACCAGGGGCTCGTTGCGGGCGACGAGGCGCTGGGTGGATCCGATGATCCGGATGGCCCGGCCGAGGGGGAAGCGGTAGGAGGGGTGGGCGAAGAGGTCGTAGACCATGGCGTGCTGGTCGTAGACCCCGGTATCGAGGGCAGCGTCCAGGCGGCCGGCGATGTCCCACTCGCCGAGGAGCGGGTGATCGCGGATCAGCTCCTCCTGGGACTCGGGCTCGACCTGGTCGATCAGCTCGGGGTGGTGCTCCTCGATCCAGTCGAGGGAGCGGACCTTGGCGATCCCGTGCTGGCGGACGCTCTCGGGGGTATGGCCGACGCCGGAATTCTCCGGGTAGTACTCGAAGGGGGTGATGAGTTCGAGGGCGGTCCCGCCCTTGGGGAGGGACTGGCCGAGGGGGCGGCCGAGGGCGTCGAGAAGATGGGACTCGGGCTCGGAGAGGTCGGTGGGCTGGAGGGGAGAGCCGCAGTTGAGGCAGGCGGGGAGGGGGAGGAGCGGGTCGTCCTTGGGGACGTCCTGGATGGTGGCCCCGATCATGGTCGCCATGGTCTGGGGGACGTCGGGGGAGGCGTAGGTCGTGGAGCAGGCGGGGCAGCGGACGGGGTTGGGGACGGAGACCCAGGAGGTCTCGAAGTAGGACTCCTCCCAGAAGGAGTGGAGGGTGGCCGTGCCCATGTGGATCAGGTTCAGGATGAACCGGTCGCGGACGTCCTCCCAGCCCAGCTTCTTGAGGCGGTCGTTGAGGACGTCGTCGGCCACCTTGGCGGCGGCCTCCATGCGCGGGTCCCGGGAGTAGGTGGGGATCTTGGGAACCCATTGGCGCTTGGAGAGGGTGGCGAACTCGGTGTCGACGGAGGGGGCGATCAGGTTGGTGACGGGGCGGGGCAGCTCGACCTGGTCGTCCGGGGCCATGTCGCGGATGGCGAAGCCACGGGCGCCCTCCGGCATGATCTCGTCGTCCCGCTCGACCCACTGGCGACCCAGGATGTAGTAGAGAGACTTGTTGATCCTCTCCATGTGGCGAACACGGTACGTGTTCAGCTTGGAGAAGTAGCGATCTTGGAAGTCCTGGATCTCTTCGGGTGTGGCGTCGAGCTTGGGGAAGCGATAGATGGTGCTTCCCACTTAGAACTCCTTCTCTGGGAGGGACTCTGTGGTGGCGTTGAGGATGACGGTTTGCTTCTCGACGTCGGTGATGGAGGTACGTGCCCCCGGAATCGGCATGTGGGGCGGGGAAGGGGGCCGTAGGGAGGAGCTGTATCCAGGATAGTGGACACGCCGTGGCCGTTCGCCAGGGGTGCGAGAGGGAGCAGGTTCCGGGGGCGGTGCCCTTCTCACCGGGTCGGGTGGGGCGGAGAGCAGGCGGTCCAGGAGCTGTTGGCGCTCCTGGGTCCAGGCGTCCCGCTCCAGTCGGAGCTGGGTGCGGAGGTCCGTGTTCTCGGCGCGAAGGGCCGAGAGGGTGGCCTCGATGGCTCGTCGTGACCAGAACATGTCGGCGGCGATTGTCGAGGTACTGAGAAGGAAGTGTCAACCCCTGGTCGGGGCCGGGCCCTACCAAAGAGGTCTGGTACGGGGGCGCTGGAAGAAGCGGCGCTCGGCTTTCTGCAGCACCTTCTTGGTGTAAGCGTTGAAGGAGTCGGTGCGGGCCTGGAGCGGCGTCTTGGGGGGCGGGGCGTTGGCCTCGGCCTCCGTTCGGGCTTTGGCCCGCCAGGAGCCAGGGAGGAGGAAGGTGATGGCCTGGGTGAGGGCGTCGACCTGGTCGTCATGGGTGCCCTTGTCGAAGGCGGCGCACTCCTCGACGAGTTCCCAGACCCAACGGGGTTTGGTGCCGTCCTTGTTCTCGGGCAGGAAGACGTTGTGGGCGAGGAGGGCCGGGAGGATGGCCTCGACGCGGGAGCGCTTGGAGCCCCAGACGGTGCCCTTCGGGGGGTAGGGGATGATGCCGGGGATCTCGTGCTGCAGGGTCTGCTTGATGGCAGGTCCCATCGCGGTGGCCTCGATGACCTTGGCAAGGGCCTTTGGATACTTCAGGGTCCAATTCCGGATAATGCCGGAGGCCTGCTGCAGGTTGTAGTGGCCTCGGACGGAGTCGACGAGGTAGAGGGAGGTGCCCTTGCGGGCCCAGACCTGGCCGACCCAGTAGTCGGAGGAGGCGCGATCGTGGAGGGCCGGGTCCCAGGACTGCATCCACTGGTCGGGCTCGGCGGGGAAGTCGGTGGGCTTGTAGAACTGGAAGGAGTCGCGGGGAATGACGCCACCACCCTCGGGAACGGGGGAGCCCTGGAACTGGGCCGACCACCAGTACGGGGACATCGAGCCCTTGCGAATGGCGTAGTCGGGGTCGTCGTCCTTCCACTGCTCGGGCCAGAGGGGAGCGCCGGGCGGGCGGCCCAGGGGATCGTTGGCCTCGGCCAGGGCGGGGATGTTGAGGAAGGTCCAGCGACCGTCCTTGTCCTCTTTCTGGATGCGGCCCAGGAGATCGTCTTCGTGCCACCGGGTGCAGACGATGATGACGACGCCGTTGGGTTGGAGACGGGTGAAGGCGGAGGCCTGCCACCAGTTCCACATGCGGTCTCGGTAGACGAGGGAGTTGGCCTCTTGGTCGTTCTTGATGGGGTCGTCGATGATGAGGAGGTCCGCGCCGCGACCGACGAGGGAGCCGCCGACACCGACCGAGACCATGCCGCCCCCGAGCGTCGTCTGCCAGTCGTCGGCGGCGGTCTGGTCCTTGGAGATGAGGACGTTGGTTTCGTCGGCGTGCTCGATGATCTTGTCCCGGACCTGGGCCCCCCAGAGGCGGGCGAAGGTCTCGCCGTAGCCGGCCAGGATGACCCGGTCCTTGGGGTTCTTGGTGAGCCACCAGGTCGGGGTCCAGACGTCGATGAGGAGGGACTTGCCGTGGCGCGGGGGCATCGAGACGGCGAGGAAGCGCAGCTCGCGGCGGTGGAGCCGGGCGATATAAGAGGAGAGGAGACGCAGGTGATCAGCGGCCCGCCATTCACCTCCTGAAAGCCGTACCGCGAAAGCGGCGGGGTCGGCTTCGGCGCGGTCGGGGCGGCCCATCCCGGCGGC